CACCCATCTCAGACATTGGAACATAAGCACCAACTACTTGATAAGTATGATTCGTCATAATCATTGGAATCTTTGCAATGCCAAGTTTGACTGTGAGAACACGGAAGGTAGACTTCACAATCTGTGCGCGAGTCATGTCTCGCGTTTCCTTTCCTTCCGCAGTATCATTCATCTCTTTAGATGTTGACAACATTCCAAGAGAATCAAGAACAATCATTGTTCGCTTTCTATTCTCCTTTGGAAGTTCAAGATATTTGTCAACAATGGTAATTGCTTGGTGACGGAATTCTTCTACAGTTGATACTGGAAATACTGCAATCCGCTTTGGATCAATTCCACGATTCTTGAACATTTCAGATGTCACTGCTTGTTCAGAATCAAAATAAAGAACAACTGCATCTGGGTTGTCATTTAAAAACTTTGACACAATCGAAAGAGTAAAATAAGTTTTACCTGTTGAAGATTCACCTGCCAAAGCAGTAATCTTATTATCTGGCATTCCAGAGTAAATACTTCCACTCAACAATCCATTCAAAAGATAAGTTCCAGTGTCAACAAATCCACTGACATCTGATCCTTCCAACCCATCGCTAACCAAAGACGCATACTTGTTTCCTGACATTTTAACCATTGACGATAAGAAGTCGCTCATATATTCCTTTCAACCGAATAGGTTTTCTAGTGTATTTTTCTTTTCTGTTGACCAACCGATAATATCCAAAATAGAAGTCAGGGGATCGATGAATGATTTTTCAAATTGTAACTTGTAATCAATATATCCTTCCAACTTAAATTCCTTTGGAAGAACATTTGAAAATGAAATAACTTGATCCTTTCCCATCACACCACCCAAAGGGTTTGGTGTTTTCAACATGAGAAATTTAATCTTATCACCCTCTTGTATTTTACGATACTTTTTACTGATCTTGAATAGATCAATGTAATGATTATAGATCAAAGCACCCTTGACTGCAATGGGTGTTGATTTTTTATAAATTGTTCCACGATCAGAATATTTATTCAAACCATTGACACTTCTAGGAAATGCAATGTCTTCTGGTGGTAAAGAATAAAACTCTTTGCGACATGACTCTACAAAATCAATCATGTCTTGTTCTGTACCATTCATCGTGATGTTGATTGCTCTCTTCAAATGCTTACGAACAAATTCAGGAGTTGAACTACGAGTAGTTTCAATTCCCATGATTTTGAGTTTTGGTTCAGAATAACGAACACCTTCAGAATCCAATACATTCAACATGTATCTTTTCTTAGCAGTCCAAATGCCCTTATCCGCAATTACTTCTCTACCCATTTGCATTTTGTTTTCATAGGCATTCATAATCTTGGAAAGTTCTTTAAATTTCTTCTCAATAAATGGAAGAATAATTTTCTCAGAACAATTATCCAAATAATCTGTTTTCTTTTTGGTAGACTCATTTGGAATAAACTTTTGAACCAAACCACTGAGATTCAAATATACAGAATCTGTATCAGAAGCAATTACATAATCAACACCATTAGTTCCAACGGTTTGATTTATAAATTCGTTGAGTTTATTTCCAATCCACTGAATAGACAACTGACCCGACAGAGTGATTGCCTCTGCGAGTTCAGTTGAATAATATCTGAAATACTGATTTCCTATAGCACCATAAGCAGAGTTCAATTGAATCTTACGAACAAGTTGGAAATTATTATACTTAGAGATATCCAACTCTGTTTGTCTTTTAAGTTTTAACAATTGATCATCTGATAATTTAGAATAATCCATAAAGTATAGTATACCACACAAAAATCAAAAATCAAGACAAAGTAAGAAGATACTTTGTAGTATTTACGATTGAAAGCATTTCATCACGAATATTTAGGAGATCGCTATCATTTTCATTTAGACTATTTGGAAGATCATTTTGTAGATAATTTCCAAAGGCACTTAAAACCATAAGTGGTTTTGCTTTGTCATAATTGCTTACAGAAATTGTAAAATCCCCAGCAATTCTTTTTCCATATTTACCCATATATGTTTCAACAAAAGAATCTATAAGAGCATCTAAACCTTCATATGCCTTTCCCAGTGCTTTGTGTTCTGAATACGAATGTGTTTGCCAATGAAGTATCCTCAATTGACTTTGTACTTTAAGAAAAATATCTACATTAAACATAAGTTATCCTTTCGATATTATATTTATATCTTTAAATTAATCATTGTGAAAAATTTGTAGATACATTGAATGTGTCCATCTATCTGCTATTGATCAATCTTCACCGCTAGCTTGGCTGAAGGCAGCACTTATGTTGAAGACATCCAAGACACTCGCTGTACCAGGTGCAGTCTTCTCAAGCGTCACATCAAAATTACAGGGTGCGCTTGTGCTTGGAGCAATATAAGAAAACTTCAGTTGATCTCCATCGGCAAATGTCCCTGTTAGCGTAGTTACAAGCCCCGACGATGAACTATTAGTACTAATACTATTTATTTCGACATCGTTCTTGTATGCATTGAATGTACCACTGTTAAAGGTTCCGACAGAGGCAAAAGTCACTCTCAATGTCGCAGGACTACCAGTGTTGACTATGGTTCTGTTGGTATTAAAAACAGTGGTGTTAACATTGCCGTCATTGATAACGATATCATCGAACGGCGCACTCAAGGATGTTTGTTCATCTGGTGCTGAACTTGCTCGACGGGAACCACCACCACTTGCATCTGCACCAAGTGATGTTGATGTAATAAAATTTTGTAATTGGGTATCACTAATAGAAACTCCACTATTAATATCCTCCCAAAGATTTTTTTGATTTTTCTTAAATATTCTTCCGTCCATCAATTTAATGATATTGCCAGTTGGTCGTAAATAAGGATACATTTGATTTTCTCCAATATTATTTATAAAGTCAATTTCCATACTCCATTAACAATTACACCACAATCTGGGACATTCTCAGGATTAACCTTTTCCACAGAATAGCACTGTGTTAATTTCATACCAGATCTAAGTTTATTTAGACTGTCGCACTCATCTACCGCATTTGTTTTCTTTTTAAACACAAGAATACCCTTTCGGGGTTCTCCCGAAGGGTCTTTCATGTTATCCATCACAAAATTGTCTTTATCAGTAACTATTCCATACATTATATTAATCCATTCTCTTCATCGAAGCGAGTGATCGCTTCCAGAGCGTATTTGCTTACTTGACTACGAAGTTCCACGATCTCAGCATATGCCTCTGAAATTGTACGAATTACATCAGGTGGGAGATCTTGCCTCTTGCTCAGAACCCGAAGTTCATAGGCAATGTCTTTCATGCTTCATTCCCAATTTGATCACTGATTTCTGTGAAAGGAAGGATCGGTAGTTCTGCCACTATTCCAACACAAGCGGATGCTAAAACTGTTGCGAGTTTCATTGTGTGTTCATCCTGTAATTCATATTCTTTCCTGTTCCAAGTTTGACACCCTCTCCTGGTGGACGCACTTTTTCGGATTCTGTGGCAATCGGACGAATTTGATGCGCCCACAAATGCCCTTGGCACTTCACCATAAAAAGTGTTGTTGTGAGAATTGTTATAGTCACAACATAAAGAGTATGTCTAATCTTTGGTTTCATTGTGATTTATCCTTGTGGCAATCCCATCCACGATTCTCCGCGTAACCCTTCGGATCAAAGTGTGGAAAATAATGATTCCACCTGACGGTTCCTTTCAATTGGCAAACTTCGCGCCTCGCTTCGTCGCGTTCCGCGCGAAGTCGTTCGATCTCGTCGGCGGCTTTGAGAAGATCGGCATTGACTATAAAGACAGGAGTTGTCGTATCTACCTGTGTATAGTAGCGCAACCGTGCCACAATATCATCGCTCATTCGTCATCCTCCATAATACCAAAGGTGGGAATCGAACCCACATGCCGTTAGGCAACGGATTTTGAATCCGCCGCGTCTGCCAGTTCCGCCACATTGGTGTAATGGGAATGGTGGGAATCGAACCCACACGATCAATTGATCGACAGATTTTAAGTCTGTTGCGTCTGCCTGTTCCGCCACAATCCCGAACTACCCCGCCTAGATTCGAACTAGGAAAAAGAGAACCAAAGTCTCCTGTGATACCGTTTCACCACGGGGTATTAAAACACATTACTTGCAAGTGCGTACATTGCAATACCACTTGCGGTCCCTACATTCAGACTCCTTACAGTTCCATACTGCTTAATATACAGTATGTGGTCACAGATGTCAAGGATTTCTGTTGGAAGACCGACTTGTTCTTGACCAAATGCTAGAACATAATGTGTATTTGTATTCCATGAAAATTCATCAATCGCAGAAGCACCTGGCACATTATCTATGCCAATAACTCGTACTGTTCCGTATGTACCTCGAATGATTTTGATTCTTTCTTCAAGTTCAGAAAAGGTTCTGGTATGAAGAAAGTTTGTATAATGATGTGTACCGACAGTGCCGCGACGATCATATTGCTTTGACCCGTAAAGAATTACTTGCTTCGCAAGGAACGCATTTGAGTTACGAATGACTGTAGCAATATTGAAATCGTTATATAGATTGCTACAAACCACGGTAAAATTATTCCGCTTCGAATCCAAATCCGCAATGATTGCTTCATGCGACCAATAGTGGTAGTGATCGATGATGTTCCTCGTCTCCATAGTGGTATTATACCATATCTGGTCACTTTGTCAACCCCCTACGCTTGATTTCTGCGTCAATCTTTTCTAGTTCTTTCTTCGCATCGATCATTTTGTTTTTGAAACTTTTACGGTCTTTATACATGTTTTCCATGAGGTCTGGAAGAAATCCACGAACATCTTTTCGATATGTTGTTCCATTTGCTGCAATGGAAAGATTCTTGTCTTTAAATTCTTCGATGGATTTCATGGAAACAATTCCTTGCTTTAGAATTCCTTCTGGGGAAATTACACCTCTTGCTCCCTCATTTGTAATGGTTTCGGGAGAAATATTGTATTGCATGATCAAGTGGGGATACAGACTGTTCAAGTCATATGACACTACCCAATCATGCATTCCAACAATCGGTTCCTTGACATAAGCACCAGCATATTGCTCGTCCTTACTTCCTCGCTTCTTGGAAGGAATTACAATTCCACGATCACTCAGATAATTGTAAATTATCACATCCCATGTTCGAACTTGAGAGAATACATCTTGAAAATTTACTCCAGCAGAATATGCCAATGCAACTGCAAGTTCTATTAGTTTTAGTTTCTCTTCAAGCTTCTGAACAAGTTCGACATCTCGAATGTTATACTCAATAAACTTTTGAAAATCTTTCTTGTAGAATTCTGTAATGCTTTCGTATTCAGAATAAGAAAGTTTCTTTTCTCCTAACTCAACATATGAAATATGATTGAGACTATAAGACTCTTGATTCACATATGTAAATGTTTTGTAAAGTTCATAATAATCTAACATTGATATTCCAACGATATCATACATTAGATCTTCTCTGCCTTTTCTACTGATAAACTTCTCTTTGATCTTTCCCCACGGAGAAAGCATCTTTGAGTATTTCTTACCAAGAACTTTAGTAATTCTCTTGATTAAATACGGAAAGTCGAAGAAACGAATGTTCCAACCCGAGACAATATCAGGGTAATTTTGCGAAAAATATTCAACAAAAGATTTGAGTAGATCTTCTTCTGCGGTAAATTCGTAAACTTCAATCTTCTCTGTTGTTTTGAATCTTCCTTTACAGAAAGTTGTCTTTCCATTTTTAGTTGATGAGATCGTGATAGCAATAACTTCTTCTTCTGGATTCTCGACAGAGGGGAATCCTTTTTCTGACGATGTTTCGATGTCGATGTATGCGATATCGAGTTTTGAGAAGTCATATGAGATACTGGTTCCGTAAATATTATTTATAAATTTATATTCTACAGGAATATCGCCATGAATATCAAAGTTCTTAATGTTGGAATATTGATCAATAAATTCTTTGTAAGAATCATATGATTCAAATTTTATTTCGGAAAGATATTTCCCATCAATGGATTTGAACTTTGTCTTGTCGTTTGATGACAAGAACAAAGAGTTTTGAAAATCAACTTCATTATAATTAGTATCTCCAAATTCATCCTTCTCTGCAAGGAGAATTTTCTTGTAATCATAATAAACATTCGTGTAAAACTTCATATGCGTATTATACCATACCATTCTCATCTACACAACAATTATCTAAACACTTTTCAAATGGTTTTGCTTTGATATTTGTTTGATGATCGTGAAACTTTTGACCATCCTTGTATATTCCACGCAAATAATCTCTTTCACCTTTGTTTCCATTTTCTTTTAGATGAGCATTATAGTGCTTTCTTGAATCTGCCCATTCTCTATACTTCTGATTAAATTCTGGATCGTTTTCTAAAGATTCAATTCTTGGATCAAATTGCTCTATAAAATTTCTTTGATAAGGAAATATAGTACAGAATGGTTCTCCTTCTTCGAATATCACATCATAATTTGGTTCTGTTATCTTCCAATTCATGGTGAATGTAAATGGCAACCAATCTGTCTCTACCATTCCCTCAAGAGGACTTACTCCTCTCTTTGGATTATTTGCTGGTCCCTTGACATAAAGATTTATTCCAGGATCAGTCTTCATCAAGTAACCAGTGTGCATGGTGATGATACCAGATCCGAAGTGAGACAATGCAATTTCTGGTTTACCAAAAAAATTAAACTTGACTGCTCCAATATCATTATTACCATTCCATCTTGCAGCAAATTTATAAGGACAAACAAATGTCCATCCAAATCCATTTGCAACTGTCAATGGAAGACAACGATACGCAAATCCATTCGGCGTATCGTCCATCCACTTTCTTTTTTTGTCTGGCAAATGTATATCGGTGATCTGATGACCAGCAATGTATGCAGTGATTTTCATTGAGTATTCTTTTGTTTGTCTGCGATGTATGCTGCAAGAAGAACC